CAAGCTAGTCGCCGTATCGAGATGATTCAGCACGACTACGAGATAGTGATTACAAACTACGAAGGTCTTAACTTGATCGCCAATGAGGTTGTTAATGATGGCCGCTTTGACCTTGTGATTGTGGATGAAGCCAACGCATACAAGACACCCACGACACGCAGATGGAAGTCGCTTAACTCAATAATTAACCCCAACACATACCTGTGGATGATGACTGGAACTCCTGCATCGCAGTCGCCTGTCGATGCGTACGGCTTGGCTAAACTAGTTAACCCCGATGGTGTGCCAAAGTTCTTTACCGCATGGCGCGATCAAGTCATGAACAAGGTTACTACGTTTAAGTGGTCGCCTAAAGCTGACGCTAAAGAGAAAGTCCATGAAGCGCTTCAACCGGCGATACGCTTCACAAAAGAAGCGTGTTTAGATTTACCCCCTGTCATTACCATGACGCGTGAGGTGAAGTTAACACCCCAGCAAGCCAAGTACTACAACCTACTCAAAGAACGCATGCTTGTGCAAGCGGCAGGGGAGACCATCACAGCGGTCAATGCCGCGGCTGGGGTAAGTAAGCTGTTGCAGATTAGTTGTGGCGCGGCTTACACAGACGACAAAGAAGTTGTGGAGTTTGATTCTGCGCCTAGGCTTGCGGTACTGGAGGAGATACTAGAAGAGACCGACCGCAAGGTCATCGTCTTTGCACTGTTCCGAAGCATCATCGACACCATAAGCACACACCTGACCAAGCGCGGTATTTCCAACGAGTGCATCCAAGGGGACGTGTCGCCTAGTAAGCGAGGCGCAATCATCAACCGCTTTCAGACCGAGAACGACCCCCGCGTACTGGTGATGCAACCTGCGGCTACTGCGCACGGCATTACGCTTACTGCCGCTGATACTGTGGTGTTCTACGGGCCGCTCATGTCTGTTGAGCAGTACATCCAGTGCTGTGCGCGTGCTGACCGCAAGGGGCAAACGTCAGATAAAGTTACGGTGATTCACATTCAAGGCAGTGCAATTGAGGAGCGAATGTTTAAAGCCTTAGCAGGGAAAGTTAGTGATAACTTACTACTAACCCAGATGTTCGACACGGAAATTAAATCGTAAAAGGAGTTTACACATGCTATAAAACCCGTCTATACTGTCCAACCTTAGACAAACATTTATAAACAGGAGAAGTAATGGAAGAAGATAACGTACCGTTAGATAAGCTTGTCAAGATATACCGCAAGCTGCGCTCTCGCATGACTACATTGACCCAAGAGTACGACACCCAAGCGGAGATACTCAAGGCTCAACAAGACGAAATCAAGAACGCAATCAAAGAGCAGATGAAGGCGATGGGCGTCACATCTGTTCGCACTACCGAGGGCACGGCAGTCATGTCCGTGAAGACTCGCTACACCACGCAAGACTGGGACGAATTTAAAAAGTTCGTACTGGCGCACGAAGCTGTTGAGCTACTGGAGAAGCGCATTGCGCAGACCAACATGGCTCAGTTCTTAGAAGAAAACCCCGGGGTCGTACCGCCCGGCCTAAACTCGACATCCGAGTATGACATCTCTGTACGTAAACCAACTTAAATGGAAATCAAATGAGCAATATTGCAATGTTCAACCCCTCAAACGTCCCTGCATTTGCTAAGAATGCAGTCCTGTCAGCAACCACGTTAGCCTTGGCTGGCGGTGCAAGTTCCGGTGGAGGCATGAAGCGCGTCTCTATCAAGGGCGGTGTGTTCAGACTGCTGTCTAACGGCAAAGAGATCGCATCGATTGATGAGCGCCACCTAGATGTGATCGTGGTTAAAGCTGCCCCCAAGGTCAGCCGTATTTTCTACGCTGGTAGCTACGACAAAGACGCGGCTGCAGCCGCCCCTGACTGCACATCTGCTGATGGTGAGAAGCCTGATGCAAACGTGAAGAACAAGCAGGCATCAAACTGTTCTACATGCCCACAGAACATCGCTGGGTCTGGTAATGGTCAAAGCCGTGCATGCCGCTACCAACAGCGCTTGGCTGTTGTGTTGGCTAACAATCCGGATGGCGACGTGTTGCAAGTGACTTTGCCTGCGACATCTATCTTCGGCAAGGAAGACGGCGAGAAGCGCCCACTGCAAGCATACGCTCGCTACATGGCCGCGCAGACACCGCCTGTTAACTTGGACGCCATCGTCACACGCATGAAGTTTGATACACAAGCTGAGTCTCCAAAGATTGTCTTTGCCCCTGTGCGTTGGTTGACTGATGCTGAGTACGAGACTGCGCAGAACCAAGCCAACTCTAAGGATGCAGAGAAGGCCGTAGCTGTTACCCCTGCCTTTGCTGATGGCGTTGCCTCACCCGCACCGCTTGCCCTGTCTGGCAAAGCGCCTAGCACCAAGACCTTTGGTGATCTGCTGGATGAGGACGATGCTCAAGCTATTGCTGAAGTCAAAGCAACCAAGGCCAAGAAAGCCAAAGCCGCTGAAGTGGAGGCTGAAGAAGAACCCGAAGTGCGCAAAGCCGCGGCCAAGGTTGAGTCCGTTCCAGCTAAGAAGAACAAGCTGGCCGACATCGTTGCTGATTGGGACGATGAGTAAGTACACAGGGGGCTTCGGCCCCCTTTAAAAACATGGCCTATTCTCAAAAAATTATTGACGAAGTAGCTAAGACACCCAAGTCTCTGGGCAACCAGCTTGGGCGTTGGGCGATCCATCTTGACTTTCCGGTCACGAAGATTGCCTATGCGCTTGGCGTCTCTCGACAGACTGTCTACAACTGGTTTACGGGCACGGAAGTGTTTGTGGCCTATCGTGACCGCGTCGAATTCTTAACTCACATAATGAAGACCTCACGCACAGCGGACGAGGCATGGAGAAAAATATGTACGGAATACAACCTCAATCCCTCACCACGGAAGAACTGATCCGGTTCGCTGAAGACTTGGTGCACAAGCCCGAGGGCTTGCCAAAGAACTGGCAGATGGAACTGCTCAGTCGCCTTGCTGGTTACCCCATCATGGAACGCCCAACGATTACAGACGCACGACAACTCGAACTCTTCTAACCGCAAGGACTTTAATGACCCCGCTTGATTTTTTAGCGGTTGTTCTGCCACCGCCAGAATTTGGTCGGTATTGCGTAGCAGAGCTTACAAAGAAGAAAGAGCATGCCTTTGTTGACACGCTCGATCAGACCACTGAGCCAATTGAGACTTGGCATCAGAACAAGTGTGACGTTTACTTTGCCTTGGCTACCTTTGGCGAGGAGAACAACCGCACTGCCGCAAACGCAAGGTATGTCAAAGCCCTGTTCATTGACATGGACGGGTACGCATCGAAGAAAGATGCCGCCCTTGCGCTTAATGCGTTCTTGGAGAAGACAGGACTTGATGCGGTAGGTACGCCCTATGTCGTAGCGTCTGGTGGCGGCTTGCACTGCTACTGGCCTTTGACCGAGGCTGTGCCTATTGACTCATGGAAACCTGTCGCTGAGAACTTCAAACGCCTGTGCAAACAGGAGAGCTTGGCTATCGACATGACTGTGACGGCAGATGCCGCCCGAGTCTTGCGTGTGCCCGGCACTACCAACTTCAAGAAGAAGTACGCGACACCGCGCCCCGTGCGCATACTGTCTGAGGGCGATACGTTCAGCTTTGACGCATTGGCTACGCTTATCAGGGAGAAGCTATCCGGCTCTGTCTATGAAGCGCAGGCCATGCCGAAGCTAGAGTTGGCGGGTACTCGCCCCTCTGCCGCCCCTGTGTCGGCAACCAGTGTCACTCTTTTTGCTAACAGCGTGACCAAGTTCAAACCAATCTGGTTGGCTACGCAAAACGCAAAGGGCTGCAACCAACTTGCGCACTACGTTGAACACGCAACCGAAGAAGGCATGGAGCCAATTTGGAGAGGCTTGTTGTCATGGGCGAAAGTCTGTGAGGACGGCAACAAGGCGGCAGTGTGGCTCAGTCAGATGCACCCGTACGAGCCGGAGCGTATGAACCAAAAGCTGCAAAGCATCAAAGGCCCATACCCCTGCATCAAGATGGACAGCGAGAACCCCGGCATCTGCCCAACGTGTACGCACTGGGGCAAGATCACCAACCCACTCGTCATGGGACGTGAGACATCGGTGGAGATCGAGGAGAAAGAAATCGAAGTCGCTGTGCAGAGCGAGAGCAGTGCCACAGCCAAGGAGACCATCAAGGTCATGCGCCCAACACCGCCACGGGGTTACGCCTACGGCACGAACGGGGGCATCTTCATGGAGCGCACAGTCGAGGACGCTGACGGGGCTAAGACCAAGAAGCAAGTAATGCTGTTGCCCTATGAGCTATTCGTAGTGGACATACTCAACAGCAATAACGATCACACAGTACACATGATTGCGCTCAAACCTGAAGGCGCTGTGAATGTGGTAATGCCCCAGAGGGCTGTGGTCAGCAAGGATGAAACAGTTAAGGCGCTGGCAAACCAAAACGTGGTTGCAGCATTTGGGTCAAACAATGACAAAAACCTATTTGAATATGTGAGGGCATGCGTGGAAGAATCTAGTACAAACAAGGTAGCCGTTAAGGTTCCCGACAGTTACGGCTGGCAAGCAGACAATACGTACGTCTATGCAGGGCGTATCTTCTCCAAGGGTGTACCGCCCATCAAAGTGCCCATGCCGGGTCTTGAAAACATCACGGTCAATACCGAACCCAAGGGATCGCTCGACAACTGGCGAGCTTTTGTCAACATGCTGATTGCTAAGAAGATGTGGAACCACTTAGCCATTTTGCTTGTCGGTGCTGGAGCGCCTTTCATGCGCTTCACAGGTATCTACGGCATGACGTACCACTGCGCTTCAACCGAGTCCGGCACGGGCAAGTCTCTGTCTCTGGAAGCCGCGGCCTCAGTATGGGGACACCCAACGCACTACCGCACAGGCAAGAGCACATCACCTGTTGCTATGCAACAACGCTTGGGTTTGCTCAACAGCCACCCGCTTATTACGGACGAGATCACGGCCAAGAACCGCAAGGACTTTGAGTGGTTGCCTGAGTTCCTACTGGACATGACCGAAGGCCGTGGCAAGGAGCGCATGGAGTCCGGCTCCAACAAAGAGCGCTTGAACCTGTCCACATGGATGACCAACGCCATCATGTCATCTAACACCCACATCGTGGACTACCTGACGGGTGGACGTAACCATTCATCTGAGGGTGAATTGCGCCGCTTACTGGAGTTCGTGCTTGAGGACGAGTTGACTTGGGAACCCCATGAGATTGAGATCATCAAGTCGCTTCAGCATAACTATGGCGTGGCGGGTTTTGCTTTGGCGCAGTACCTTGCCGATAATGTGGCCACCTTCCCTGAGATGGTCAGTAGTGCTGTGACTGCCATGTATACCGAGTTTAATGCCACCAATGACGAGCGCTTTTGGATGGCGGGTATCGGGGCTACTGTCTGCGGATTAAAAGCGTTTAAAGAGCTTGGCGTGATTGAGATACCCTACCGCCCCATCATCAACGCTTTTAAGAAGGTTGTAGAGAACATGAGGGCTAGTATGAAGAGCAGTGTGCGCACGGCTGAAGATGTACTGAACGCCTATACCCGTGACAGCTATGGCAGCTTTGTTGTGATTCGTCCTAGCACTGGCGGCTTGATGGCAGAACTGGGTAGCGGCAAGGAGATTGACATCTCCATCACCCGTAACAAGGTTCTAGGCCGTGTCGAGCATGAGCTAACGCCCAAGTACATCGACTACTTTATCGAGGAACAACTGCTCAAGTCCTATTGCGCATCCATGAGCTTTGGCTACACTTCCTTTAAGCGCCAACTTGAGGATCAGTTTCAGGTTGAGTACGTCAAGAAAGACATGATGGCCAAGACCAAAGGCCCCCAAATGCGCGTAGCCGTGATGAAGATCAGAAGGCGAGTTGAAGACCTAAATGAAGACATCCTTAATCCAGTTCCCGTGGCTGAAAGTTGAGAAAGGTCAGGGGTTCTTTGTCCCCTGCCTTGATACGCAAGCCGTGCGTGAACTAGGTTTAAAGAAGGCCGTATTGCTGAGAATACTGGATGCCCGTGCTATCACAGGCATCCATAACGGCTTTACTGGGGTTTGGTTTTTTCGAAAACTTCCCGCACAGAAGTCGCAAACCTGATCTTGATCTGGCGAATCTTATCAAGCTCCTCACGCTTTTTCTCAGGCTCCATGTTAGACGCTTTGATTGCCGTCTCTGCCTGAGTCAACATGTTCATTTGCTGAGACACATTACCCACCATCGTAGCTTGCGCAAACGTATTGATGTTCTTTTGCAAATACTCTTTGGCCTCTGCGCGCTTGCCGTCTTTGACCAAGTCCTCAAAGGTCTTCTGCACCTGACGGGCTTCTTTCATGTGCTCGTACATGGCGTTAATCCTGCCGCCTGCATCTTCAGGTTGGAACAGACCGCCAACGACTGGCATATCGGATAGACGTTTAGAAGCCTGCTCTGGCGTACCGCCTTTGACAGGAACCGCAACACTAATTGCCTGCAACAGTGCCAAGCCCATACCGCCCGTGTACCCACGCACAAGATTCTCAACTTTGATAGGCGAGACATCGAACATCTTGCCCAGCCCCTTGGCTATCTCTGTGGTGTTGTCACGATAACGGTACGCAGGCTCAAGCATCTGCTCCTTGGCTGACTCAAGCTGGCGCCCTGTGAAGAACGAATAGCCGGATACGTTCTCAACAAAAGGCTTAACCGCTTGTGGCAACATCAAGGATGTGCCGCCCGGAATCGTTTGAAGCGCAATAGATTTGAACGCCTTAAACGCTTCTTCACCGCCCTGCGCTGAACGCATGGTATTGATGAGGGCTTCGGGTATACCCTTAAAGATATAACCAATTTCAAACGGCACAGGGATACGAAGCGCGCCATCCATACCGGGCACATGCACGAAGAAGTTACCATACTTCTCGTCAGGGTTGGCGTTCTTGTAAGTCTCATCGTCTTGCATGAGCAAGGTGTACGCCACGGCTGTAAGCGCCATCAAAGAGCCACGTTGCAGCAATTTGCTTTGGATTTGTAAACGCTCGTCCATAGGCATTTTTCCACGGAACGCACGGTACAGAACATCCAAACTTTGCAACTGAGCATTAAAGAACGGAATTAGTCTGGAGGCCAACGCTACGCTAGGCGACACACCGCGGCGGTTAAAGTTCATGGACTCCAGAGACATCAGCGTAGCTTCCATTTCGGACAAGCCTTGCTCAAGGTAACTGTTGTACTGAGCGCGGCGAGTAGCCGCGTCTGCTTCCATGGACAAACCTTCAGCCCTGCTAATCATGGATGACCAACTAACTGTTTTACCGGACTGTAAGTCACGCAAGATTTTGGTCAAGTCTTCGTTTGTACCAGTGAAAATTTGACCGCCTGTAATACCCCTGCGCTCAAGCGTGGTCTTTGTAGCGGATGCGCCAAGCTCTTTAATTGCGCCCATGACAGGCGTAAAGTTAGCGCCCGACAACAGCGGAGCCGCCACAGAATCGCGTATTAGCTGACGGAACGCATACAGCGGAGACAAGGTAACGGCTCTACGCAAGAACGTAGCAGGCATACCCATAGCCGCCACAACGCCTGTGTTGTTAAGCGGGATACCTTCCATGCCCTTGACCAACAGGTCAGACGGGATGCCAATCTCATTGGTTGCCACTTGCACGTACTTCTCAACGCCCTTGTCTTTGAACGTCACGATGTCCTTGCCGGCTATAGGCGCGCCAAGGAAGTTAGCCAGCTTCAAGCCAACCAATTCGTACATAGCGTTCTTGGCAGCAAGGTTGCGCAAAGACATGTCAATCAGCATCGATGTGTTCTGGACAGAACTGGTCATGAAGTCCAACACTTTGTCTTCGCCCCCGATGAGCTCTTTCAAGTAAGGCTGCTCACGCAAGTTGCCAATCTTGACTACGCCTTCACCGCCAATGACCAAGACAGCGTTGCCGTTTTGTTCGCGGTAGTACGGGATGTAATCGTTGCTGGCAGACAGACGAGCGCCTTCTTCTGGGGTAATTGCCCCGCAGTCAATGGCCAACTTCATCAAGCCTTTGTTGTAACTGTTGTACTCGTCACGGGCTTTAGTGAAGACATCGCGGACGGCATCGTCACCATCAATTTGTTTGACCACAGCGCGAAGTTCTGCCTCTGAGACTTTAAAGTTTAGCTTGTCGTAGCCCACACGCTCGGCACGTTTGCCTAGCAGATACATGGTAAACAAGCGGTTAGCCGCTTCAGCGTTCATGTTGGGCGTGTCTTTGAGGATACCAACCACGCTTGCTAAGCTCGGGCCTTCAACGCTCTCAATCAAATATTCTGTTTGACCATCTTCACGTTTCTTGGCCACACGCTGGGGCACACCAACGCCAACAGCCTGTTGTGTGTAAGACATACGCTGATCGTACATACGCAAGTAGTACATCATTTGCATGCCCTTCAGGGGCTCAAGCATCTCGTTAGCCACCTTCTCAAGGGGAGCCAAGCGATCAAGCACTTGGGTGCGGAACGCCAACCCAAGGTTAGCCTCAACCCGCTGACGAATTGTCTTAGGTGAAGCAATGATCTGGTTGCTGGTATCTAGCGCAGACTCATAGCCCGGCGCACTAGGCTTGGGTGCGTAGCGGATTGGGTCGTCTGTCTCAGTCAACGCCTGCACAGGCGGTGCTTCGGCAATCATCTTGGGCGCTGTAATGTTGCCTATGTCTGAACCAATTCTGTCTGAAGAATTAAACAAATCGTTAAATTTAGCAACAACAGTCATTGCATCTTTTAAAGACAAATCTTCACCGCGACTAAACATGCCGCGTTTTTCCGTGGCCATCAATCCAAAAAACTCAGCAACATTTTCTGCATTGATAGTGCCGCTTTCACCACCAAGTCTGTCGTACACATCGTTTATAAACTTAGAATCAATCCGCTTGCCAGCGTCTTTAAAGAAACTTTCAGCCGCTTTGCGTGTTGAAGGGTCAAGATCTTCAAAAGGAATATCGGTGTTAAATCGTGTCAGCCCCGCATTGCTTAATTTTTTCTTTACCGCTGATTGCAAATTCGCAGCAAGAACGTTTGCCAGACTAACTATGTTACCGTCATTTTTTTGTACGTTTACATACAGCGCGTCAGGCGCTACTAGATGTAATGGGCGGAAAGCATTGCCAAGTTTTCGTACGTCAATAAACTGAGTTGCGCCTGTAATTTTTACATGCGCAGGGTTATCCCCCCAAGCTTGGGCGTTTCTAACAACACTGCCATTAGCCAACGCAACTTCAGCTTGTAACGGCTTGCCATTGCCATCTACAGCACTAAATACGGTTAGTTCATTTACGTTTTTAATCAGGGGCAAAGACAGTTTAGTGGCGCTAAATATGTCAATTTTGTTAACGTACTCTAGCGCAGGCAACGTTGTAAATTCGTCTACT